TTACTGACCCAACGCCCTGACATACGCCTGGCAAGCCCGCAAGGCGATCAATCCACGGTCGCCTTCATCGGTGATGGCGATAATTCGTTGAGCATGCGTCGGGTCAAGTCGGGCGCGTAGGGGGCCATGATCCATGCCGCCGGAGCCGGTGGCGGCAGGCACCGCACAACCGGGGGAGGCATCGTGGGCGTCGAGGAGGACTGACAGCCGGACATCGGCAGTAGCAAGGCGATCGCGCAGGCGATCCTGGTCACGTTGGGCATCGCTCAAGGCTCGGTAGTGGGTGTGTTCGCTGGCAGAAAGTTGCTGTTCCAGGGCCAGTCGCTTCTCTTGCTCGGCCTTTTGTTGCGCTGTCGCCGCCTGGCTCAACTGACTCAGGGTCTCGGCTTGGGACTGGGCCATTTGCGCCAGTTGACGACCATAGCGCCAATCCTGGAGTCGCCACACCAGCGTAGCTGGACCAGCGACCAGCAGCGCCAGCAAGAGAACAATCCCGAGAGTACGGAAGGAAAAAGGCATCAGGTCGAAGACTGGCATAACACCGCCCTCGCCCGCGCCCAAAGTTGCAGACGATCTTCCAGGCCGTTCAAGCCGCCGTTGATACGCCGAGTGATACTGTTGAACTGGTCACGGTCGGCCAGTTCGTTCAAGCCGTTCTGCTCCCAGAACCAGGCAGCCGATTCGGATGCCCACTGTGGTTGTTCCAGCAGTTCCGGCAAGGCCAGCAGACGTTCATCGCCAAACAAACCGAGACTGCACCGCAGATAATTGTCGCGGCCCGTAATCTGGATCAGCCCACGCCCCCGATATTTCTGGCCGTCGCCGTCGGCCTGGGGAGTATTTCCCAGGCGAACGGCCAACGCGCCGGTGTCGTACTTGCTTAGATACATTTCACTGCCAAGCTCCCGCACATATCGCAACTGCCCCGACTCGTGGCCGATCTGCGCCAGAAACGCAGCAACGCGTTTGGGCGTATCGATCCGGTGACGGCTCATCGCATGGTTGAGCGCAGGAACGAAAACGCCCGCTTGAGAGCGGGCGTCGGGCATGATCTTGATGAGTTGCTGCTGGGTAACGTCCATAATCCGACCATCGAAAAAAACATCACTGAAGTTGCGCTTTCAACCAGGGCGGCGCGACGGGGCGGTGCTCAGCCGCGGGAAACAGCTCGTCCTGGGGCCAATCTCTAAGGGCTCGCCGATAGGCCTGGAGCTGCGTGTACTGCGCCTGATCCAGCGTCGTACCGCCGCCGTCGTCCATCTCGTCGCGATCCCGGGCTACGAGGCGATCGGTGGCGGTGAGCTGAGCGTCACGCCAATGTGTTTCGTTGAGTATCTGCGTCTCGATCCTGTCGACCTCAAGCTCCGAAAGCACCGGATACCCCATGTCGTCCGACGTGATACACCTATTTAAAAAAGGGGCTGCGAACAATGCACTGTATGCGTGCTCCGAAATCTCAACAGCATCTTTGGGAATTTCATTTGCATGATCGATGGAGTTGTAGAATCCACCCGTGGTTGGAGCATAAAAAATCAGCATAACGGCATCCTTTCAATAACCAATTGCACGCCAGAGCCCAGTCCAGTTCGCGTAGACACCATTGTGATCCCGACCATAAAGCCTGAACTGACTCAGGGAACCAAATGAGACGCCGAACGACGCACAGGTCGGTCCTCCATCGGTCACGTTGATATTCCTGACCGCATTCGGAAACGACATGGGAAACGTCACCAGCACGCCATTGGCATCCGTGCCGCTCGATGAAATTCCCCACTGTTCGATGACATAGCCCGTCGGACTGGTGGTATCGGGAATACGTTTCCATCCATTGGGCTGTAACGACGAAGAGAACATGGCCGAATACTTCGAGGTGGCCGTTCCACCAATCAGACGCCATTGGGCATTGAGCTTGATGAACTCCGCGGTCTCCCCTAACCCGATGCTAACGGTACCCTCTGCTCCGTTCGATCCCGACAACTTATCGGTCGCCAAGCTCGTCGATATAGTCACTACGCCATTGCCTGCGTTGATAATCCTGACAGTGGCGCCATGCAGGACGCCCGTCGTGGCGGGCAGTTTGGCGGTAACCGGGGTTTCACTGGCAAAACTGGCGACTCCACCAATATCCCTGGATGTCAAAGCCGCATGTGTGGAATACACGTCAAAGCCGGCGTACTGCAATCCGTTGCGGACTACAAACTCTGTTGTAGCAACGGTCTTATCGTTATCGAACTGAGGAGCGGTAAGAAACAATCCAGTGCCGCGCAATGCCGCCAGTAACTGATTGTAAGTTTCTTCCGAGGGGGTAATACCGGCGGCTTGAATGACGTTGATTATTTCCTGTGTGACGCCATTCCCCCAACTGGCGGGGATCAATGATCCTGGCGTCCCAGCCAAGGCGTTCTCGTCTACAAACCTGCCATTCACCAAGCCCGCACTCGGAACACTTTTTGGATAATCCACTTTTTTCTCCCTTGGTATTCAAATGACAGAAAAACAGGCAGCCGAGAGCTCGAGCTGTTGAAGTCTCAACACCTTCTGAAGCATTCGAACAACTTTGGTACCGTACCGGTTGCTTTAAACAACAGAGGCCGGCATCACCGGCCAATTGATCTCGGTTGGATAACCGGATTGATTCTGGATTCGATTCAACTCAACGCTGTAGAGTTTCCATTCCATCAGCGCCAGTTGCTCCTGATCGTTGGCTTCGCCGAGGTCTTCGGCATACTGAAAGGGAGCAATTTTCTGAACAGCTTCTCGCAGTAGTTTGTCACGCTTTACCAACGCTTCGCGCTTGAGATCCGCAAGCTGTAGCGTCTGGTCAAATACCCAGGCAGTGTCGCGCCAGACGTGGTAGCTACCGGGCCACGGCTCCGCCGTATACGGGTTCGGCAACTCACCGAATTCGCTCCATTGCAGCACGGCACCGTTATCCTTGCGATAAACCGGACCTCGCCGGTCCACCATCTCCCGCGGAACGCCATTGACCATGACCCAGGAGTGATGCTCCTGAGCGGGCGGAAGCTCAAAGGAAAGCTGGATGCCATTGCTGGGTATTTGAATGCCCAGGCCAGGCGTGACAAAAAGCTCTACCGGACCAGATAGAACACCGGTTTCGTCAAACAGATAAATGAACATGATCACCTCAGATCAATTTGATTCGGGCGGGGTAGGCGATGTTTCTGGGCCGGGTTTCCGTGCTGAAGACTCCGATATTGCCAACGGCGTCTCCACTGGAGAAAAAAAGCGGATTCGGATAGGTCGTACCCACTATCCCCGTCGCGGGTGCAGCATTGACGTCCCGTGTCACGTCCCAAGAAGCATCGGCAATAGCAGGCCCAGGACGATTGGCGCTACCTGAGCTGGTAGGTAAATAGTGGTTGTGGCTTTCCAACGCGTACATTTGTCTACTGCCCGACGCACGATCGGCATCTACCCCTCGAGCCTCATCCAGCACACGCAGGAACTCGCCCCGAATATCAGGCAGTCGAAAGGTCGTGGCGCCATCTCCGCTGGTCCAGGCGCCTTCGTTTCCTCCCCTGTTACCCTCGGTCACTAACGCACCGGACAGCTGGGCGTAATCCCACAACCAGGGCCACTCGCTACGCAACAGCAGGTTCCCGTTGAGCACCGCATATCCACCGGGTATCACCTGGCGTGTGCTTTCGAAGGAAATGCGTCCCAACGCGGTCGCATCGAAGCGACTCACCGGCCACCAGGCACCCGCTTCGTCACTGCGCAAATGCCACCAGTCGCCGCTGCCCATCAATACCAGAAACGGGTAGCCACTGGCCGCCAGATGGGTATGAAACCGAATCCTGTCGCTACCGGAGGCCCGTACCATCAGGCGATTCCCACTGTTATCCACTCGCCGGACAATCACATCACGAATACCCAGCGCCGTATTAGCCGCAGGTAGCGTCACCGTGTTCGCACCGGCACTGGCATCGATCAACACCAACCCCAACTCTTCGGCAACAAGCGTCTTTGATGCCGTCAACCGAGTCACCACCGAGCGCATCGGACTGCTGCGTCCAAGAATGGCTTGCAACGCCTTGATCAATTGCCCGGTGTCCGCTTCTGAAGGCGTCATGCCGGCCGCCGAGATCACATTGAGGATCTCTTGGGTAACCCCATTGCCCCAGACCGCCGGAATCAATGAGCCGGGTGTACCTGCCAGCGGATCTTCGTCCACGAACCGTCCGTTCACCAGCCCGACGCTGGGAACGCTTTTTGGATAATCCATATGTTATTTCTCTACAGATAAATGAAAGGATCAGGCGCCGGAGCGCAATACCTCGATGCTGGCGAACGCCTCATCGAAAACCGCTTTCGCCAGGTCCGATTTTCCCTTCGCCATGTGTGCGCGGATGTGCGCCTTGGCCTTGAGTCGTATCTGGCGAAGCGCCAACAGGTTCGAATCGAACTCGGCGGCCTTGGCGAGGATCTGGTCTGCCGCCTGCCTGGCTGTGCGCCCCTTGATGACCCACGCGGAAACGGACGACGGCACGGCTTTTTTCGGGTAGCCCTGATCCTTGAATGCCTGAGCCTCAAGGGCCGCCTGCTGGTATTCCAGGGCACGTAATGGATCGCCTGCCAAGGCCCGACGTGCGCTGTCCGCAGCACCGTCCAGCCTGTCGCACAGGCGTTCGCCGTCAAGATGCAGCAGCTGGGCAGCATGCTCGTCGGCAATCACCCATTCACCCTCCTCCCAGATGTGGGCTGGGGAGGGTGGAGGCGGACGGAGTCCCTCTTCGTATTGATGCAGTTCCTGAATGACCTTCATCGGATCAGCTCCCAGGACAGATGGACGTTGACGGCGTTGGTAAAATTGACGGCGATGCCCACGCTGTAATCGGTCAGCGCCTGGTGCCCCTTGATCCCCATGCTCAGGAGCAGTTCGTCGCTGTCGGCATTGTTCGCGCCCAGCGTGTGCTCAGCCTGAAAACACTGCCACAGCGAACGTAGCTGGGAATGGTCAAAACTGGCTGTGACCGTTGCGACCGTCACGTCATTGACCACATTGTTGGAAAACAGCACACACATCGTCGGGCTCGCGAGATTGCTCCAGCCCACTGAATTGCTTGTCGGCGATGTTGCAACCGGAGATAAGTAGCTGTAGTTACCGCCGAGCCACCCAGCCTGGGCGAATGCCAGCGAAGTGATAGAGCTGGAGGACGGCGTAGGATTGCCCGCGATAAGTTGTGCCGAACGCGCATGAGGGTCCAGTGGCAGATACACCACGCCGGTGCCGTTCACGGTTTGAGTCCAGCTCAATCGGGTCCGGTTGTAGATCGAGCGTACCGTAGGCAACGAGCCCGGCGCCCCGGTCATTACCCAAGCCAGGCACATATCCAGCGATGTGGATGGAAATCCACCACCGGAAGCTCCATTGAAAGAGCCCTTGAGCGTTTCCGGCGTCGCGTCGTACAGACTTCCACGCTGCAGGTAAAACGCTAGTGAATTACCGGAAGCCTGCACTCTCAGGAAATAGCTGGAGCTGGGCAGCAAGTCGGCGCTGCTCCACGCCGTCGTGACGTAGGTACGCGAACGACCCAACTGTCCGCTTACCAACTCTTGTCCAATGCTGATATAGACGCCTCCAGGAATCGAAACGCGTCCCCCGCTGGTCGATATCGCCACCGGAGTGACTGTCATCCGGGAATCAACTGTGGCGATCGCAGGCAAGGGTAAAGCGGCAAGCGGCAGCGCCTGATCCTGATTCCAGCCCTTGGCCGCCACGGACTGGATCGCCTGGAGCAACTGATCGTTTCGGGTCTCATCCGGCGTCAATTCACCCGCGTTGATGACATTCAAGATTTCCTGGGTCACGCCATTTCCCCAAGCTGCCGGAATCAGGGAGCCCGGCGTTCCCGTCAGGGGATTTTCATCCACGAACTTGCCATTCACCAAGCCGGCGCTGGGCACACTTTTTGGGTAATCCATCGCTCTATTTCCTAGTCATAATTGATGTGAACCTTCGTATGCGCCGGAGCGCTGCGATGAATCAGGCACTCCAGGGCCGACCCCGGATTGACCCCAAACCGCTCCCCCCAATAGCTCGCACCAAAACGCCGCCCCAGCAGCAGGCGGCCGCCGGTGTTGAGGGTCCACATGAATTGGGCCTGCCAGGTGCCGAAGTGGTCTTCGCCGAACCGGGCGCGGCCCATGCGGGGCGCCTTGTGCTCGGTGATGGTGGCGTTGGGGTAACCCTGGCTCCTGGCGATTTCCACGTAGTACGCAATGGCCTGGCTGCCCACCGCCAACAAGCGTCGGCGTACCGCCAGGCGGCGATCGTCATACAGAGGCGAGGCACCCAGGCAGGGGTCGGGCAGGTTCATCACCCGCTCCCAATCCGGCACCAGTTCGCTCACACCCGCCGGGTCCATTTCATGCAGCAGGTCAGCGGCGCGGGCGTCGAGGCGCGCCAGTTCCTGGGCGATGCCTTCCAACACCTGCTCCAGCTCCGGCACCCGCTCCGGGTCCCATGCGGGGCCGCTGGGGAGCAGGCTGCGCAATTGGGTCTGGTACTGCTCGGCGCTTCTTATTCCAGCCATACGCACCCCCCGAAGGTCAGCAGTTGATTGCTGGCAGCGGTCACATCGGCGCTGGGCGCGGTCAGCTTGTGGTCGGTTTCGCCGTTGGCGCTGCTGATGGCTTCGGCGATATGGGTGAGTAACAGCGTCTCGCCGAGACCGGCTTCGCGGTTATGCAGGTCGCGCAGTTGAGCTTCGATCGCCGCGCGAACCACGCTGGTGTCCGGGGTGATGCGCAGCCGGTAGGTCACCGGTACCTGCGTCGGGGCCAGCACGTGCACTTCGGCAGTCACCGGGCGCAGCGGTTCGATGTAGGCTCGGACTTCCTCCAGTTGCTCGGCATTGGGGATCGGCTGTAGATCGTCGTCGCGCATCACGAACAGGCCGACGGTACCAGGCCCCAGGTAACTGCCCCGGCACCAGGCGCGGGTAATGCCGGGGCATTCCAGGGCCCAGGTTTCATAATCCTGCGCCGAACCGCCATGGGGAATGATGCGGTAGGAACGGATCACCCGTGCCCGCAGGGACTCGAGGCTTTCCCGGGCGACACCACCGCTCAGCCCCGGTGACAGGACGGTGAAATCTCTGCCGATACCGAGGATCGGCTGGACCGGCGCAAGGACCAGGCCGGCATCGGCATTGCCCAGGCTGCCGGCCTCCAGTGCGGCGACGGTGGTGGTGTTCATGCCATTGCTGGCGGTACGGGCGGCCGTCACCTTGTAGGTGCGGCCATCGGTGGATTGCAGCAGCGTGTCGACATCCAGCACCGCTCCCGCGGTGGCCGTGAAACTGACACTGCCGCTGGCCGCCTGGGCCGCTTTGCGCGCCTGGTTCAGGCGCAGGGCGGCGATGCGCTCCAGGGTGGATTCGTCGGCTTTATCCGGCAGGATCTGCTCGGCGATCCAGTCCAGGTAGCCGTACAGGCCGTAGGCCGCGCCGCCGAGGGTGCGGGCCAGAACCTGAGCATCGGACTGGCGCAGCGAATCGCTGGCCAGGTCGCTTTGGGCGCGCTTGATCAGCACCGGCAGCGAAGGGGTTTCAAACGGCATAGGTCACCTGCCAACTGTTATCGGGGTTGATGTCCAGTCGCTCGCCGTCGGCCAGGGTCAGGACCGTGCGCAGGTTCAGGCGCTGGGCGTCGAGGCGTTCGCTGATGATGTCGATGGCGCGGCAGTGGCCGTCATCGATCAGCCATTGCAAGGCTTCACGGGCATAGAACTCGGCATCGAGCTGGGTCTGGCGGGTCAGCTTGACCCGGCGCAACAGCCACAGCCGCGAGCCGATGCGGTCGTCTGCAACGGTGGGAAAAGTGTCGCCCCACCAGCCGAAACGTTCGTCATCATCGACGGCATCGTCGTCAGCGGCACGACGCCAGGTGAACAGGCTGATCAACACCGAGCGGGTCAGCGCGGCGTGCAGGTTCTGGCTGATGAACATCATTGGCCTCCCGCCGGCGCGCCGGTCTGGCCGTTGCCGGCCTGTACGCCGACATGCACATGTTTGATCTGGCTGATGCCGCCGGCGATCTGGTCGCCTTGGGAAACGATCCTGCCGGTGTGGTTGATGACCGGGCTGTCGATGTTCACCGCGCTGCTGGCGCGGATGTTCAGGGTTGCCGTCTCGATGTCGATGACACGACCGCGCTTGAAGTGCAGCTTGTCGCCTTCGTCGGTGTAGAGCGCCACTTCGCCGGGGGCCAGAGCCTGGAGACGGAAGCGGCGATCGGCGACCACCAGGACCACGGCATGGGAACGGTCGCCCCCCAGGAACGTGGCAATGCCCTCGGCACCGGCCAGCGGGTTGCTGGTGAAGCCATAGGGCTCGAAGTGTTCCATGTCATCGTTCACTTCGCCGGCGGTAAGGCGCATTTGCAGCGACTGCAGCTTGGTGGCCGAATTGGCGAGCACGACAGTGCCGCGCGCCAGGAGACGGGTCAGTAGGCTCATTGAGATTTCCTTGAGAATCGGGGACTTGAACGCGGTGTTCGGATCAACATCTCTGTAGGCTGCACTGCCGCCATCGCGAGCAGGCTCGCTCCCACAGGGGACGTGTGGGGCGCAGGCATCGGCGTGGGGCTCAGGGTTTTGGCGGCACCGGGTTGGCGTCGAAGGTATGAGGCGGCGCGACTTGCAGGGTGGTGACGGAGCCCTGGTTCGACAACGAATACGTCACCTTGGAAACCAGCATGTCGCCATCGAACCCCAGCACCGGGTCGATCACCCGTACCAAGGTGTTGTGCCGCCACAAGTCGCCATTGGCCTGGCGCCAGCCCTGCACGCGGTAGGTGGTGGTCAGGGCGCGACCGGTGCGGATGGCGCTTTCCCAGTCGGCCCTTTGCTGGGCCAACTCGAAGGTCAATTGGGCGCTCTCGCTGATCACCGTCACCCGCTTTCGCTTGAAACTCAGGTCGGTGGCGGTGCCGACCACTTCGCTGACCGCCGTTCCACTCTGCTGGTCGTTCCCCTTGTGCTGGCCTATGACCCGGTATTCGGAAAACACCTGGCTGTAGTCCATTGGTGCATTGCCAGAAAGAATGTTCTTGCCCAGCTCCAGCACATCACTGGCGCGTCCGCCGCTGCCGGGTCTGGCCAGCAGCACGCGCCCTTGGGCGTCATCGGTGGAGAACACCCGGAACAACGTCAGCAAGCGGTCGATGGACTGGAAAACGGTTTCCCCGGGCACGATGCTGTGGGTGCTCAACCGAGCGGTCTCGGGGATTTCGCTGACCACCCCCACCCCATACTGCGACGCCAGGGCCTGGACGATGCTCAGCACCGTTTGCCCGCGCCATTGGCTGGGGCGGTTGATCGCCGCGCAATCCACCAGGTCCTGGGTCTTGGAGCCGCCCTCGATGCTCAGGCTGATCTGGCGCCCGTCGTAGCTCACTGGCGCCTTGAACACATGACCGCTGAGCACCAGGTCGGAGCCGATGCGCACCTGGCATTCATCACCGGGGCGAATGGGTACCGCTTGGGTCTGTCCCGGCCATTGCCAGGTGATGTCGAGTTTGAACGTGCGAAACTGCCGCTCCAGGTCCGCACTGATTTCCACGCTTTTCCAGCCGCCGTAATCCAGACCGCCGACGGTGAGCGTGACCGCATTGTCGAGCTCGTTCATGGCTCACTCCCCCGCGACTTTCAGGTCATTGGGCGGCAGGAAACCCGGATGGGCCACGCCGTTGCGCTGGGTCACTTCGGTCACCCGGGTGGCATCGGCGAACTGCTGGTAGGCCACCACCAGCGCCGGCAGGCTCTGCTTGAACGACAGGCTGATCAGCCTGACGCCCGACGAGGCCACCGCCGTCAGGTGTGCCGCCATTTGCTGGCGCAGATGGTTCAACGCCTGGTAGTGATCCGGATCGGCCTTGAGGGACGCCTGCCAAATGGCGTCGTTGAGGGCATCGCGCAGGGCCAGCACATCGTCGGCCACCGGCACGTCCCGGCGCTGGACCGGCTGCACGGCCTGCTGCGCCACCGATGGGGTGGCGCCCAGTTTCACCGCGGGCGCAGCCACAGGCATCGCCGCAATCCATTGCGCCGCCTGTACCAGGAGCGTGTCCTGCACCAGATCGGCCACGGCCTGGGCCGCCGCCATGGTGTCCTTGCCGGTGGTGAGCTTGGGCGCATCCGCCTGGCGAATGGCTTGCACCTGTTGCGACACGCTGGCTATCACGCCGCGATAGCCGTCCCGGGCAAAGTCCTTCAACTCGCGAATATCTCCCAGCAGTCCCTTGAACTCGGCCGCCACTTCCCTGGGCAACTCCTTGACCGCCTTGACCAGATCGCTGAGTTGCCGATAGGTCTCGATCAACGGCTTGAGTTCCTGCTCGATGACGCCGTACACCTCCTTGAGGCTGTTGCGCAGGTCCGCGATGCCGATCCGGGCCGCCTTGATCAACGTCATGGCTTGCTCGAAGCGCCGCACCGCCGAGCCCAGCAGGCTGTCGGCCGATACCAGCAGCAGTTTCTGGCTGTTGATCGCGGCCGAGGGGAACTGCAGCGGCTGGTCAGGGTAGAACTTCAGGGCGAAGGTCACCAGCCCGCCGTCCTGGCGGGTCTGGGTCATGTCACATTCACCGACCTTGACCTGCAGGCGCCCCAGCCACGGATGCACCAGTTCGCCGCTGCCCTGCTCCAGCGCCTTGAGCAGCCTGTCGCGCTGCTCCAGGCAATCGGGACCGACGATGAACGCCGTCAGCTCATGAATTCTTGCCTGCTGACCCAGCCCTTCGAAAAACGGCTGGTCCCGCTGGGGATACTCATGCAACTGGCCCTTGTGGCCGACCGGGGTTTTCGCCTGATCGACCCAGAACCCGACGCCACGAAACGACGCCGGCAACAAACGATCACGCCAGCTCATTGGAGCCTCCTGTGGAAAGTGAGCGATAGCCGATGCGCGAACTCACCGCCAGGGCCGGTTGATTGGTCCGGGGCGGATCGGCGCGCAGCCCGGCCGGTGCGTTTTCGAAGCGCACGGTCAGGCCGCCTTCGAGTTGCGTGCGGTTATTGGCGGCGCTTTGTTGCACCAGGGCGCTGGAGGTGTGTGGCAACGTACCCGGCGCCAGCGGGATTTTCGCTGGAATGTTGGTGGACGCTGGCGCCAGGCTGGACGACAGGCCCGGAGACTGCTCGCTGGCCCCGCCAAAAAACGCCGGCGCCAGCTCACCTTTGCCTTCGGCGTTGGTGGCGCGCTGCGCCTCGGTCAATCCCTCGACCTTAGCGGTGAACGAAGTGATCATCTCGCCGAAGCCGCCGTTGAAAAACGCCTTGATCGGCGCAATCACCGCCTGCAACTCGTTCCACCACTGGCTGAACCACTCGCCCACCGGCCCCCACTGCTTGACGAGGCCCTCGATGGGTGACCAGTCGAACAGACCGCTGAAAACCGCCAGCATGATCGACACCTGGTTGCGCACGCCTTCCCAGATCCCGGCGAAGACTTCACCGATCGTGCCCCAGTTGGCCATGATCAGCCCCAACGGCGTCCAGTCGAACAGCCCTTTCAAGGCGTCCATCACCGGCACGGTCAAGGCCTTGAGCAGGTCCCAGATCGCCGCGAACAACCCGGTCAGGGGCGTCCAATTGGCAACGATCAAGCCCAAGGGTGACCAGGCGAACAGCGTCTGCATGAAACCGATGACCGGCGTTGCCGCCGCCACGATCACATTCCAGAGGGCACCAAAAAAGCTGCTGATCGGTCCCCAGTTGCTGATCACCTGCCCCATCGGGGTAAAGGCGAACATCGTCTTGAAGAACTCGACCATCGGCAGGACGATCGGCGCGAGCCTCTGCCAGAGCCCGGCGAAGAACGCTGAAATCGGCGTCCAGTGGGCGATGATCATCCCTGCCGCCAAGGCGATGCCCATGGCAATCAAGCCGATGGGGTTCATCTTCAAGGCCAGGTTCACCACTTCGAACGCCTGGCTCGCGCCGCTGACCGCCATCTGGATCGCGTTGAACGCCACGACGCCATTCGCCAGGCCCTGTACCAGTTGCGGGTTGTCCTGCAGTACTTGGGCCACGCCGCTGACCATGGGCTGCAAACTGAGCGCCACCGCGTTGACCGCAGGCCCCAGGGCCGAGCCGAACTGCACCGACACATTGCTGATGGAAGTCTTCAATCCATCCAGGCTCTGTGCCGCCATGCGGGGCGCTTCAGGGGCCTGGACGGCGCTGGCCGCCGCGCTCGCTGCACCCGCTTCGTCCTTGAAGGCCAGGGCCGACTTGAGCCCGTCCATAAAGGGCTGGGCCAGGCCGCCGCTGGGCAGCAGGCTGGAAATATCCAGGCTGCCCAGGCCCGTGGCGTCGAGGTTCTGCTTGAAACTCGCAACCTTCGCACGAAGGCCGGCGAGCTTGGGTGACAGCTCATCGATGCCGGTCAGCAGCACCGCTCTTTTCTCTACGTTTTGTGTGTCTGCCATCACTGCACCTGCTGCATCGCATTGATCCGTTGCGCGTGCTCCAGTGATTCGCGGAGCACGTCCAGTGGCCTGGCCATCATCTGTTCGGGGTCAACCTTCCAGAACCAGGCCAGGTCATAGGCGGCGGCGATCAGGTCGCCGATGGCTGCGACGCCGCACTCATGAAAAAACTCGCGACGGCCCAGCTCAGGGCATTGAGGTCAGCCAGGTCCAACTGGTTGACCGACGACGGCGGGATGCCGGCGCACACCGCGATGTATTTGGCCGCGACGTCCATGTCCAGGCTCACCTCCTCGCTCTTGTCGATCTTGTACGGCAGCGCCTTGATCGCCCGGACCTCCTGCACCGTCGGACGGCGCAAGGTCAGTTCGTTCAGCGACTCGCCGTGGGCCTCGATGGCCACGCGCAACGTCACGACATCGGTCATTGCCAGGTCCCCTTGATGCCTTCGAATTTCAGTTCGATGGTGGCGTCGTCGCCCTTGGACACCGGCTCCTCCACCAGGTAGGCGCCGGCCAGCACGTAGACCTTGCCGTTGTTGAATTCACAGGTAACGGTCATGTCGGTGCCGGCCACCAGTTGCTTGAGCGGGAAGTCCGCGGTGTGCAGGGCCGTCACCTTGAAGGACGGGGCGATGTCGGTTTCCTTGTAGAAACCCGGTACGACGGTTTCGCGTTTGGTGAACATCAGGGGCGCTTCGCAGCCGCCATTGATGGTCAGTTGAGCGCCGTCCACTTTGACGTAGCAGGTGCCCGCAATCAGTTGACCCATGGTGTTTCTCCTTGCAATAAAAAGCCCACGCGCGGTGGGCTGGATTCAGATGTTCGAACGGAACGATCAGGCCGCGTCGTCGTACTGCAGGCGGAACTGGTTGAGCAACGCGAACACCCGCAGGCCGTTGATGTAATCCGGCGGGAACAGCACGTTGACCCGGCTCGGGTCCTGGGTGTCGCGCTCGACGATCAGGTGCTCGGCGAACAGCTCGGCATTTTCCACGTGGCCTACCAGTTCGAGCTTGGCGTATTGCGCGATCAGTTCGCCGCGGATGGTGCTCGGGGTCACGATGGGCTGGCCGGCGCCGAAACGGGTGCCGTCGGAGGCCAGTTTGTGGCGACCGTACTTGCTGGTGATCACGCTTTGCAGGCGGCGCACGATGAACGCCGACTGGTGCATGGTTTCGCTGTCCAGGTAGGAGTTGTCGGCCTGGCCGAAGGCATTCTTCTGATACGTGGTGATGGAACGCTGGATGCGCACGTAGCCACCTTCGTAGTACGCCGTGGCGATGCCGTAGTTGAGCAGCGACTGGCGTTCGGTCAGGGTGAAGCGTTCGCTGGCCGGTGCCGGATCCAGGCCCGGCAGGCTGCCGCTCTGGGTCGGGCGGCTGGCATCCGCCGAGATGAACACCGCGGTGCGGGCGGCCAATGCGGCGGCCTGGACCCAGAACGGTTGTGGTACGCCCGGCTCCAGGGCCTGGATCGTCATGTGCTGGTCGTTGCGCGCCTGACCGGCCGCCACCAGGGCACCCAGGGTGCCGCGCTTGGCACTGTAGACATGACCGAACAATTGCTTGGCCCAGGACCAGCGGCCAGTGCTGTCGTCCATCACCGCTTGCCAGGTGTCGAGGCTGGCCACGTCCGACCAGGGCATGGCGATGAATTCGAATGGCTCGTCGCCCAAGGCTGCAACGGCCGCGGTCTGGTCCGGCATACCGGTGCCGCCGGTCATGGCGGTGACGGCGGTGGTCAGCCCCGCCGGGGTGTCTTCGCCGTTGCTCTTGCCCAGGCGATTGAATTGCAGGCTGATGTCATTGCCGCTGTCGCCGGTCCATTTGGCGCTGAGGGTCACGACGCCTTCGGCGGCCGCAGCGCTCACCGGCAGGTCGGCGGCGGCGTTGATTTTCAAGGCCAACGCCGTGGCGGCCTGGGCGGCAGTGGCGCCGTTGACGATGGCGGCCTGCACGCGCACACCGCCAACGTACAGGTTGAGCACACCGCTTTCAGTCGCGGTGCCGGTGAAAGTCAGCACGCCTTTGGCGACGGCGCCTTCGACGTTGTGCAGCGGCAGGCACCAGATCTCACCGAGCGGGTCGGTCTTGCGCCAGGTTTCGTACATCGAGGCAAGCATCGAGCCTTGCCCGCCGATGTTCTTGGCCAGCGCGACGCTGGACACCAGTACCAGTTTGCCGACATCGGCCGGGGCGACACTGTCGTTGACCTGGGCGACGATCAACCGGCGCATGGCCGATGACGCGCTATTGGCGGCCGAGTTGTCCATTTCGGCGTAGAACAGCGGCACACGAATGTCCGCGGGAATATTGCTGAATCCGATCGCCATCATTTGGCTCCCTGTGGTTTGGCCGCTTTCACGGCTTTGGTAGTGATATCGCCATCGGCCAGACGTCGACGCCACCAGGCGTTGTCCGGCACTTCACGGCCCTCGAGGGGCAACAGATCGCCCGCTTCCGGGTCCGGTACGGCACGGCCCGGGGCCGGCAGCACGGTGATGCGTTTGCTCATGGGGTTACGTCTCCAGAGAAAGTCAGTTCCACGCGCCCGTCAGGGCCGGGACGTTTCAGGTTGGGGTCCGCCGGGTCGATGGCATCGACCCGTACGGTGGCCCCGGTGTAGGACGACAAGCCGTCCAGTTCACGCTCGTGCCAGCTTTCGGCAGGCTGGCTCATCAAGTTGCGACCCAGCTGGAACTCGCTGAGAAAGCGCAGCCGGTACACCACACGGCTGCTGTTGAGGGAAACCAGCTCACCGCCGTCGTACTCGATGCCGGTGTAGTCGCCAGCGGGTTTGAACCCCACCAGCGCGCGCCACAGTTCGGCACGCAGGTCGTGCAATTGATCCAGTGCTGTTGTCACGTCGGTGGAATCGAGAGCCAAGGTCACTTCGAAGCGGTCGCGGATCGCTTGCCGGGTGGCGTTCTGCGCCGTGTTTGCGCTGGCCAGATCGTTGATCGGCGCTACGTAGGCGCAGGGAGGCTGCAATGTGCCAAGGTCGATACCGGCGGCCACTCGATTGGCCACGGTTGGGCATTGCTCACGCAGTTGCGTGAGGATCGGAGTGATCTTCATGGAGGAACTCCAGGTGTTGGAAAGTGCTGCGTGATATCGCGAGCAAGCTCGCTCCTACTGGGTTCTGCTGTGTTTGCAGAACGGGGGTCAGGCCTTGGCATCCAGGCAGGTCGCGTTAATCAAGCAGCGATAGCTTTTTTCCCGGTCGCCGCTGGCGGTGACCTTGTCGATCGACCAGCGACCACGCATGAAATCCGGCCAGGAAGGATCCAGCAGCACGATGCCTTCGGCGGACAAGGCCGGATTGCCCGGGCATTCGATCGCCACCTTGAGGGCTTCGCGCAGCATCCGACGCACCTCTCCTTCACCGGCGGCGCGGGCATCGTCTGCGCTCTGGAAGCGCTGGCGCAGGGTCTTGAACGGGGCGATGCCACTCTCCTCGACCCGCAGCTTGCCAGCTGCCGCATCCCACCAACTGGTCTTGCAGCCCTGGTACTTCGCTCGGGCGGTTTCATCCAGCCTGGCCGAAATGAAGGCATGGTCGCCGGGTCGATTGTTCGTCGTCACCGACAGTTGTAACTCGGGCAGGACCTTGCCCGACAACGACTTCGCCTGACCGCGCCGCGCCAGTACATACAACTCGTTGACCGGCTTGGCGACCGCGTCGTAACGGTGGGCCAGGCGCGTCAGGAAACCCATGTCGGTTTCGTTGGACTGGTCGATGTGTTCGATCTTGATCAGCGACAAGTCCGGCGCCACGCGCGCAGAAAAGCCGTGCCTGGAGGTCAGTTGACGAAACAGCGCGCCCAAGGTCGTCGGGCCATGGCTGACGGAGCGGCGCTGTTTGAATCCGGTCTGGTCCGCCGCACTGAACGGCGCGGCCATGGCCACCAATGTCAGGCGCAACGGGAACAGCGTCGGCGTGCGCCGGGTAATGACGAACTCGCCCTTGTCCACCAGCCCCGACTCCAGGTAGCCGACCCGCAGGCCGATTTTCCCGCCCAGGCTGGGCAACCCTTCAAGCCCATCCAGACTGATGGTGAGCGTCAGTTGATCGGATTCGAATCCCGCCGCGTCGACGTGGGTCCAATTGAGCAATCGATCGTTGAGCAGCGCGGCGTTCGCACCATAAATTTCCACCGCAGGCGTGAAACCCAATGACATGCCGCCTCCTTAATCCCAGGCCGAAACCGGTGGGATTGCCACGGGCTTGAGGTCCACTTCCGGCAAGACCACCCCTACGCCCGCTGGTAATACCGGGCCCCATTCCGCCAGTTCCGGATTGAGCAGCCAGAACGCCGCTTCGACCAGATCGTCACAACGCTCCAGCTCTCGATACAGCAACAGATTCACCGAATCACCGGCGATGCTTCGAACCCTACGCATTGGCGAACTCCGTCAATTCGATCACCCACCCCACCACCATCGCGGTGCCGTCATCGATGATCTCGGTCTGGGTTTCCGTCACCTTGTTGATCTGCCAGAGGCCCCAGTTGCGGCCGATGCCGTCCACCAGCGGCAATGGCACACGCTGCGCCTGCAACGCTCGCAACTCATCGAGGCGATCCATGGCGGTGGCGTACATCGACTTGCCCGTGATCGTCAGCCCTTGCGGGCCTTGGCCGGTCTGGCTGGACTTGGGTTTGCTGGTAAGAATGTCGATGCTTTTCCAGCCACCGTCCGAGGTGCGCAGCAGGCTGTGGTAGGCAAAGTTGCGGGACAGGCCGAAGATGAAACTGCCCAATGCCATTTGTTGACGCATCAGCGACCTCCGTCGGTCAGGGCCGCGTCACTGCGCATGGCCAGTGAGTTGGGCACGGTTGTCAGGGCGAACTGGCCGGCAAGCTGCTGCACGACCAGGTTCGCCAACTGGCTGGCACTGGCCTGGTCCTGGCCGTTGATGTAGATGTTCGCGGTCATGGTGTTTTGTTGGGGGCTAATCATGGTGCTGACCAGGTCTTTGTTGACTTGGTCCGGCGACTTGAGGCGATCAGCCCCGGTGTAGATAGCCTCCCCCAGGGATTCGCCGCCCTTGCTGCCCAAATAGGAACCCAGCGCACCGCCGACCAACGCACCGATCGCGGTGCCGATCACCGGAACGAAACTGCCGAGCATCGCGCCGGTGGCGGCACCGGCATATCCGCCCGCTAGCCCGCCAAGACCGGCTCCGGCCGCCCCCGAAGCCGCCTTGTAATCACCGGCTTGCAGGGCCTTGACGCCGTCATAGCCAGCGCTGGCCAGCACCAGGGGGGCGCCCAGCCTGCCGGTGAAAGTTCTCGCTCGAACGGCGGAGATCCCCAGCCGGCTGCGCATATCAGGACGGGAAGTCTCGGCTGTTCCTGCGCCCGGTTGCTTCTGCCCGCCGTCCTTGGCTTGAGTTCCGGACGTATCGCTTGCCGCTGGCTGGATCGCCGCATCGGGCTTCAGCAATGCCTCGCGGGTAGAGGCGACACCCGACGTCACTTTGTCCACAATGGCGCCGCGAAACGGTGATGCGAGCGCCGCGCCGAACAAGGCCAACGCCGCAGTGATTTTCGGCAGCGACTCGGCCGCGACACTCAACCCCGTCGCCAGCGCGTCCACGCCAAGCATCGCCAGATCGGTGATGGGCGTGACAGCGCTGCCGATCGCCGTATCGAGACGGGTCACGCTGGCATCCAGTGCATTCCAGCGTGCTTGCGAGGTGTTTCCCCGGGTATCGGCGGTCTGGGCCATCGACCCCTTGTCACCTTCGCCCTTATCGGATGCCACGGTGAGCGCGGTTTTCAAGTCCTCGGGCGACTTCAGCAACTTGCCGATGCCCTCGTCGCCATCGAACAGCGTCTTGAGCAATGAGGCCTGCTGCTCGGCAGGCTTGCTTTGCAGCGTCGCCAGAACATCCTTGATCGCACCCGGTGCATCCGTGCGCAGCCTGCTGGCCAGTGCCCCCGGTTCGATGTCCAATCGAGCCCAGGCCGTTCGCTGTTCCGGCGTGACCTTGTCGCCCTTGCCCAACGCGGTTCCCAGGATTTTCAGCGAGGCGCTCGCTTCGTCCTTGCCGACAGAGGCGTTCAACAGCGCGGCCGCGATGGCGGCGATCTGCTCGGGCGTCATGCCCGCTTCGATGCCGGCCTTGCCACCGCCCTGGGCAACCGAGCCGATGTCCGCCGCCGAGGTCTGCAAACTGGCACTGGCGCCAAGACGGTTGGCCGCGTTGCCCAATTCGAGACTCTTCCCTCGATCCAGGTTCAATGAAGTGCGCAAGCCAGCCATAAGCGCGCCGGCGTCCTTCAGCTCGATTTTGTAGGCCGACGCCATCACCGCACTGTCGCGGGCGAAATCCGTCAGCACTTGCTGGCGGTCTTCGGGCTTGACGTTCTTGACCAGCCCCGCATTGACCGCCGCCAGCTGGATCTGTGCCAGCTGCACAGCGGTCGCCCCGCTGGATGCGGTTTGCTTTTCGCCGGCGATCTTCTGGTTTTCGTTGGCCATCACCTGCAGTTGTTCCGGCGACAGCCGCAACTTCTGGTTCAGGTCGACCATGGCCGTTTGCATCGCCATGGCAGGCTTGAGGACGTCGGGGGGCGCCAGCTGATCGACCTCGGCCCTGAGTTTCGACTTCGGCTCCGCATTCGCCGCTGGCGCTGCTGCATTCACCTTGAGCAACTGTTGCCCCAAGAGCGTGGTGTTCAGCGTTGCCAGGGTCTCGCGCAGCTTCACTTGCTCCGATACCAGCAGCCGGATGTCGAGGCTGGCGGTGCTCAACGCCAGAGTCAGCCCCGACCCATCAGCCACACTGCCGAGTGTCGGCATATCGACGCTCGCCGCAAAGGAGAGCGAATATTTACTGTCTGCCATCGCGCTTTACTCCTGTTTCACGCCAAGGCGAGCGATCGCGATGTCGTAGCGGCGCAAGGCCTTGCCGGCGTCCCACTCCAGGATTTCCGCCTCACTTACCGAGTAAATGAGCGGCACCACATCGAGGATCACTTCGATGTCGCGCTCCGAAAGAAGTCCGCCGGTTTGTTTAAAAAATCGTCGATGCGCACCTGAAGCTGAGTCCAGTCAGGCACGGTCAACAGGTCCAGGTCGGGAATCATCAGCCCGGTGCAATGGGCGGTGATGAACTCGGCGCGCTCCTTGGCCGTCTTCAGTTTTTTCATCACCTTGGTCGCTCGCAGCACGGGCATTTCCAGGGTCAGCGAGATCAGGCTGCGGCCAGCGACGTTGAGCGGTTGCAGCAGTTGCACTTGGTCGGGGTCGGCGGGCGCTGTTTGAGCGTCAGCGACTTGCCCCAAGAAGTACGACGCCGGACGGGTCGACATCTCGTGCACGTACTGCGCAATGCTCACGTAGTCCGGGCGTTTGAGCTGGTCCAGCTCCTTGACCGAAAGGCCGGTGGCCAGTTTGGCCAGTTCGAAGAATTGATCGTCCTCGTCATCGCCGGCACGGGCCAGGGCCTCTTTTTGCGCGGCATAGAACAAGGGTTTGAGTTGAAGCTGCTCGATCTGCGAACCGTCGTCACCGGTGATCGGCGACAGCAAGACATGAACGGGAGGCGTCCAGGACATGGAATCAGTTCCTTGGTGAATCAGAGGACACCCTGTGGGAGCGAGCTTGCTCGCGATGACGTCGGGCTAGTCAGCATCGATGTTGGCTGACACACCGCTATCGCGAGCAGGCTCGCTGCCACAGGGATTGGGTGCAACTGACGGGCATCCGTTTAAGGCAGCAACACCGCACGGCGAGCATCGCCGAGGATGTCGACGCCGTTGAGCACGAACTTCTGGGTGCGCACGTCGATGTCGATCACCGGAACGCCGTTTTCCAGGCGGTTGTACGTGCGGCAGGACAGCTCCAGATTGGTCCTGGGCTTCTCGTTCATCTTCAGGGCGGTTTCCTCGAGGGATTTCAACTTGCCGCCCACGGTGTGATAGGTGAACCAGGTGTTGCCGTCCTGGTCCTGACCGGCCTCGCGCACGTTCAGCAGAATGTCGTCCCCTACGCTCACACCCAATGCCAGCATGATTTGCGGGCCGACGCCTTGCAGCGACAACTTGGCCGTCAGCGCCTTGCCGCTCTTGGCCATTTCCTCGGCGATGAAGCGACCGCCAGTCATCGACTCCATTTCGAATTCGATCTTCGGCGGGGTGAATTCCTCGACGGTCGCCGACAACGGCAGGCCTTGCAGGGTGGCCGCGATGGCCTGTCTTACGCGGTTGGTAAACATTAGAGAACGTCCTCCAGGAACTGCTCGATGATTTCATCGCGGGCGTTGAGTTGATAAATCATGTGTTCGTTCGGCGCGTAGCGGCCGTAGTCGATGACCACGTACCAGGTGCCGTTCTTGTACTTCTCGACGCTGTTCAGTTCCGGATGCAGGTACACGCTGCCGCCCGGAATGGTTTCATCGGCCACCAGGGTTTGCAGCCAGTCGTTGATGCGCTTGACCTCCTGGTCCATGAAGGACTTGGTCAGGTTCTTGGCCATGGCCTTCTGGCCGGCCTTCACCAGCTTGCGGCTGATGGCATCTTCCAGGCCGACGTAGCTGATGAACTTGCCGGTGATGGAACGGTTGCCCAGCAGCGAGAAGCCGCCGAGGATGGTCCGGGCGTAGTAGCTGACGCCGTAGCGGTTGAGCAGATCGCCCTCGGTAGAGGTGTCGAGGATGTTGTATTCGACGGTGCGCGAAACGTCTTCGGCATAGGTCACCTGGTTACCCGGGCTCTCCCATTGCTTGACCTTGGCGAGGGCAGCGATGGCCAGGCTCGACGGGGCCAGGAAAACGTTTTTCTTCGCAGCCTTGGAGTACACCGCCGGCATGTTGTGCACCACCAGGCAACGGTCGAAACCCAGGTCCGCGCCGCCCAGTTCCTGGCTGTAGGTCACTTGATCGGCGACCGAGGCGTCCTTGCCGTCGAGCACCACACGCGCCTTGATGCGCTTGCCGAACGAAGCGAACTCGCTGGCCACGGCCTTGGTGCCGGTAAAGCCTGGCGCGCCGATGATGGTCAGGTCCTCGGCCACCCCGCTCAACGCCGCCAGGCCCAACTTGCGCCCGGTCTGCGCCTCGATACCGCCGATCACGTTGTTCTGCGTGTCGGCCAGCGTGGCGCCCTCTTCGACGATGACCACGTACACCGGCACCTTGACCACTTTGAGGATCTGGTAGACGGCATGGAACAGCGTGCCCGCCTCCGCACCGGTCGGGTCCAACTGAGCTTGGGTGGTGAAGCTGTTGATACGGAACGGGGTGTTTTTCGGAATCAGCGGGTTGGCGTTCGGCGCGGTGCCGACCAGCCCGATGACGTTGTCACCCAGGCCACCCATGGCCTCGGGAGATTCAGTGGCATTGACAGTAATGCCGTTGTGCTCGAAGTTCAAAACCTCAGCCATAGTTATTCAGCCTTCTTGGTGGCGGCCTTTTTGGCCGGGGTGGATGCGGAGACCGATTCGCCGGCCTCGTTTTTTTTCAGCTCCAGGCGACCGGCACTGCGCAAGGCGTTGGCCTCGACGTCGAGCAGGTCGAGTTCCTGGCCGGTGGTCGACCAGTGGCCGCCGCCGGTGGGGAATGGGAGGAGTACGGTGTAGGTTTGGCGTGGTGCCATTTTGGGGTTCTCCAGATACGAAAAAGCCCCTTGAGGCAGGGGCTGTTGAGTGTTGTTGAAATTTGCCGGTCAAAAAAACGCCCCGTGGTGCGGGGCGATTTATTGGGTTTGACTGGCGAGCCAGGGCAGCACGACGGGGCGGTATTGGCGGTCGGGAAAACTCGGCGACTGCGGCCAATCCCGGAGGGCCTGCCGATAGGTAAGCAATTCGGAAAACTGAGCAGACGTCAGGGTAGTCTCCTGTTTCAAGTCCTGCTCATCTCGATGACGTGTCACGAGCCACTCGCTGGCGTGCATCTCCGCGTCGCGCCAGGCTCGCTCGCGGGCGGCCAGAGAATCGCCCTCCCTCACCGGCTCGACAAATACCTCCCCGTCGTACCGCCATCCGTGTCTGACTTCTTCGCTGCATGGTTTCCACATCAAATCCGGGTGGAAGCGTCCTGCGGGATCGACCTCCGTCACCTCATGCACAACGCTGTCTTGTATCAATGCCCACATGTTGATCACCATCTGATAACTACTTGGCCGGGCGACCCATTGCCGCCGTTGCCGTTTTCATTGCCGCCGCCCCCGCCACTGCCGACAAGCGTACTGGACGTACCGGCCTGGCCAATCGAACCCGCCCCAGCGCCGTAACCCCGGCCGCCGGCGCCATGTCCGCCGCCGTATATGGAAGTCGAAGGAGCCACACCATTATCGTGGCGAGTGGCGTGTCCACCCGGGCCCAGGGTGGTATTGATATCTCCACCTGATCCAAGGCCTGCTAGGCCGCCATACCACTTCGACGCACCGGCGCCGCCCGTGGCACTCATGAAACTGCCGAAAGACGATGCATTGCCAGGCGCTCCGTCGCCATCACTTCCAGCCCAGCCAGCCCCACCAGCGCCGACAGTAACCGTGACAGAGGAAACGCCGGTCAGGTCTACCAATCCTTCGGCAATCCCGCCGCCACCTCCACCGCCACCGCCATGGGAGAAGCGTCCGCCACCGCCACCGCCGCCGAATACGGTGACCCAGACCTTCTTGACGCCAGCTGGCACCGCCCAGGTAAACACCCCGGCGGCCTTGTAAGTCTGAGTTGCCTTGAATGGGCCGTGTCGACCGGTGGTGATTTCCTCCCAGTCTTTCCACTGTCCATCCTCACGCCGTGCGCGAATTGCCATGCCGACCTCATCGCCCGACATGCCCCCGATCAGCATTTGTGTCAGACGCTCGCCAGCATTGGAAAGACCGGAAACCTTGAGGCCGTAACGCCGGGTAGGGCTCCAACCGGGTGGCAGGTTAAGCTGACCTGCCGTGGCTGTCAGGTAATCACCCGGTACCGTGTAGTCATTCAAATCCAGGGCGGTACCGACGATTGCCCGGCCAATTCCGAACGCGCCAGGGGCAAGCATTGCGCCCGGCGTCAGATCGAGTGGATTCGCCTGCTTTGGCGTATTGAGCGCGCCCCAAACCTGGGCCCAGGCCGTCCATACCCCAGCAGAATTGCGAGTACGCATACAGGTAATCGGAATGGTGCTACTCACCAAGGAGTCCCACCACTGCGTCGCCATGTTGGAACTACCACGTTCCATATGGAAAATCGTACCGTTAGGGATAACCGTCGTGGCTCCAGGGCTCATGGGCTTAGTTCCCGTGGTACTAGTAGTCACCATGTAGACGCCGTTCAATGTGATGGCATCGATGTCCCCGGTATAGCTGTACGCGGCAGAACCAAAACCAAACTGCGCCATGATGGAGCGAACCGCTGCCGAAGTAGCGATCTTGGTACTGTTGTCGCTCCCCGACACCGTAGGGGCCGTAGGCGCCCCAATCAAGGCTGGGGAGTTAAGTGGCGCAAAACCCTGCGTCACGTTCTGAAACGTCAACGCCGTGGTACCCAGCACGATCACACCGTCAGTAATCAACTGCCAGATCGTATTGGCAAGCGTCGTCCCTTCCTCAACCGAGACAATCAACCCCGAGGTGACTTCGACACTCGCGTCGGCATCCTTTGCCCGACCCCACATCCCATTGGCAACGATATAAATACCGTTGTCTTTCGCCAAGGTCTGGGCTTTAACAAGCACCCGATCCCCAGCAACCACCGCAACACCATCAATCGTCTGAGCCCCACTCAAAACAATGTTAGCCGTCGTCGCCACCCGCACCGACTGCTTCCTGTCGAGTTTGGCGAGTTCCTCGGCCACATAGCCGGCCACCCAGGCCCGCGTAGCCTTGACGATCGTATCGTCAATCAACAACGTCACCAGCTCAGCATTGCTGGTCTCGAAAATCGACCGAATGTAGAACTCTTTGCCCGAACCAGACGTCGCCAACACCGGCTTGAACGACTCTGGATATTTGACAATCGCATAGAGGATGCCGGTATCGGTCCAGATCCCGGCCTCACGCACATACCAGCCACCCACATCGGACGGGATGGTGACCTCGGCCAGCAACCAGCTCGGATTGCTTTCATCCTGGAACAGCGCATTGAGCGGCCCACGCCAGACTTCGCGCTTGAGCGCGGTCGCCGTTGCGGCCGGGTTGTATTCCGCTCCGCCGCCATCACCGACGGAAATCTGCGACAGCTTGATGGGTGTGCCCGCCGCCTTGCAGGCGGTTTCGTAGGCGATCCCCGCATCGGTGAGTAGGGTGTAGTAGTCGGCCATTTAGGACCCCTGTGGATAAATAGTGGAGGTTTCGACGCTGTAGAGCCCGGCGGCCATGAAAGCCTGGCCCGAGGCTTCCAGTCCTTCGATGACGATCGGATAAACCGTGGTCAGTTCGCCGCACAGCGTGGCGGCGCCGATGACGTGACGGCCGAATGCACTCAAGCCGACAGACACCTTCAAGGTGTCGCGTTCGCTTTTGGCATCCGCCAGGCGACGGTCGAGACGGGTGTCGATTTCTTCGCTGTAGGGCTGCTCGGTAAATGCCCTGACGGAAAAACTGTAGGGCGGGCCAGGGGGTGTTTGCTCATACCAGGCGCGCACTTCAGGCATCAGTTGCAAACCCTTGGCAGCATTTTCCAGCGCCTTTCGCGTCCCGGCCTGCCGGGCGGTGGGCCAGGCGAGTTCAACGGTCAGGCGCTTTTCAGCTTCGGGAGCCGTGGAGCTCCACTCGTTGACCCCACGATCCGCCGCGAGATACGGCAGGAACGCCAACGGCGTGGCGGCCGGGTTCATCAGCTCGGGAAACGGCGGATCGATGCGTTCGAGCAGCCGAGCGAACCCCAGGTCCAGTGCCCTTTCCAAGGGTGAACTGTTGGCCGGCAACAGACTCGGGCGAGGTGTGTCGTCACTCATAGCGTTTGCACCTCGACCTCGACGCCCGTGCAATACGGTGCCTGGAAAGCCGTGGTCACGATCGGCTCCAGCGGTTCGAGAATCTCGAGCTGGACCGCGCCGGCGCTGTGCAGCGTGTAGTCGATCCAGCTCGGGTCCACCCGACCTTCCAGTCGATGACACGCCTCGGCGTAGTCCCGCAATTGCCGTTCTGCGGCAACCTGGGTCAAGCCTGAATCCGGGCCGGCATTGATCTTCGCCACGACGCGGATGTTGTAAGGCTTGATCTGCGCGGCCTGCACGATGACCAGATCGGTTTCCGGTCGTACGTCAGGCCGGGCGAAGTGCCGGCGAACACCGTCCAGCAGCGCTTCGGACGGCGTGCCATCACCCTCCCGGGACAACACCGTCACGGTGACTTCACCCAGGGCTGTCCGGCGTCCGTTGCCGTCCTTGACCTGCGCGGCGAGACCGTCCGGATCGAATGTGTAGGTCACGTTCACGACACCGCCAGCCGCACTGTCCACCTTCACCACTGGCCGTTCACCCAAGGTAAAAATCTCCCGCCGATACTGCATGCGCGAGCCGGCCGCTGGCGCATGGGGCGCCAGGTAGTAGCGCAACCGCGCATCGTCATCGCTCTCGTAGACCGGGGGGATGGGCGGGAACGCTGCCGGGTCGCCTGGGTCAAGCAACTGACGCTCAAGGCCCATGTCCGCGAGACGAGCGTCGAGGTTGGTGCCCGTGGCCCACCACGCCAACATCTGCTTGATGCGGGCGTTGTACTTGCGTTCGTGGGTTTGCAGCCGTACGCAGAACGCCTCAAGCGCCAGGGTCAGCAGTTCGCTTTCGTTTTCAAGACTGTCCACCAGCTTCGCCGCGCTGGTGGGAGAGCGTGCGGCAACGTACTCCACCACGAAGGTCTTGAATTCTGCGAGCAGATCCTCGAACGCTTCGACGGTCACGATGGCAGGTTCGGCCAACTGATTCTGGCCGGGGATCAACATGCTCATGTCACCACCTCGAAAGTCTGTTTGCGGTTTTTCCAGATGCCGGCGAAGCGCAGCAGCAGCCCGGCACCATGCCGGCTGGCCACGATGACTTGCGGTTCGAAGTCACCGATGCCGTTGTGCGGGTTGTAGAACGCCTGGGCCGCGTGGCTCTGGGCCAGGATCAGCAGATCGTCGCCGAGGTTCTGTCCCAGCAGTTGCGTCAGTGCGCAGCCGTACAAGGGGCGCTTCTGACGCGTGCCCAGAGGCGTGGTCAACGCCCGGGTGGCGCGCTGCACGAACTGCAGCCAGTCGTCCACCGTCACGCCGGTGTTTCTATCGATTCCGATCATGGGAAGCTCTTTATGCGGTACTGATGACGCGTCCCTGGTGATCCACCAACGGGCCGCTCAGGTGCACACCGGAGGCGTCGAGCCGAATGCCGACGGCGCCCAGTTGCAGTTCTATCGTCTCTGGGCTCATCGCCAGCCGCGCCGGACCGATGCTCAGTTCCAGGGATTCACGGGAACCGGCGAATGCGGTGGGGCCGTTGTTCCAGTGCAGGACATGGCTGGTATGGTCGTAGCCGCTCTCCGTGCCGTCCTGATAGAGCCGACGCGTCAGCGAGGCCTGTGTCGAGACGGGCGGAAACTGACCGCCATTGAGACCGAACAACGCCACCGACTGACCGCCGCCATCGCCACCACCGTGGTTCAATAGCAGGCACTGCTCGCCAATCGAGGGGATCCGCGATTCGCTCTGGGCACCGGCACTCGGGTTGAAGAACCGGATCGCCGGGGTCAACAGATCCCCATGGCTGACCCGACACGTGTTGCTGGCCGCATCCACTTCCTGACAGACACCGATGCGGCAGAAGCTGTCGGCGCGTCGATGCAGGTCTTCCAGCTCGGCTTCCACCTCGGCCAGGCGCTCGATGATCGGCCCCAGGTGCAGGCGTACAAGTCCATCGAACATGGTTCAGGCCTCAAGTGAGGTGTATTGATCCGGGTCGTCGATGTTCGACACTTCCCAGGTACGGGCAAATTTCGGGATACCCGAGGGGTCGTCCAGCAGCGTCGGACCCAGGTACAGGGTTTGAGTGAATGAAAGGGTCCAGGCGGTATAGGACCGGGTCCCGCCGCTAAAGACGGACGCGATACCCTCGACATCCGCTGGCCGACTGCATTGCTCGGCCGACAGACCCCAGCGGTTGTCGACGATCAGGCGTTTCAACTCACTGGCCAGATCGCAGGCCGCCAACCCCGCGCCCGGCGACACGACTTGCATGGACAGCGTCAGGACATGGGCAATGCGTGCGTCGTTGGCACGGTTGCCTGACGCATCGCGCTCGATGGCGATCAAGACCCAAGGCTGATCGCCGGTGTCGTCGAAGTCCTGGAGGCTCCCGACCTTCAGGCCGGGAAACGTGGTACGCAGCGTCTCGGCAATGGCGGAAAACAACTGCGATGGTTTTTCAATGAGAACGGGCATTGGATGGCCTCTTTGCTGTGGGCTGGGGCACCGGGCTCACTGTTGGTCGGAACGGGAATCCGGCGGTGGCATTTCGCAGATACCAATCCGCTTGGCGACCCAGCGCTCGTACAGCCCGATGGCCACGTCGGCGCCAGCCATGGCGGTCAGGCAACCCAGGGCGCAAGCACTCCAGATCGACATGCCGAGGGCATACAGCAGCATGATTGCCGAGACACCGCAGATCACGCAGGCACCGGAGCGCAAGGCCAGGCGCCGTAACAGGGACCAACCGCGCGCCCCTTCCTTGTCGGCACGCCACATCTCGCCGGACACCCCGCCCACCAGGGCGAGCACGATGACCAGCCAGATCGGCATGTCCAGCAACGCTTGTTGCTCGTTTGTCATGTCTCGTTTCCTGGGGTGATTAAGATTGGGCGGGTAAGTTGTTTGAAGTTGAAAGAGATATGGGTCGTTGCAACCCATTGAGTCACTGGAAGCAGCGTTCAAACGTTGGCCAGGTCACTGAAGATTGAAATCACTTTGGCGCAGCGCAGGTCGCGCCTTTGTAAGTCATGGTGTAGGTGTAGTGCCTGTCCCAGGGCAGTGGCAGCGCACTGGGTGCGGCCCATTCCGCGTAGTTACCCGACATAGAACCTGCAGCGACGAACTTGCCCATGGCAATGGTTGCGAGATTGTTGGCGCTCCCTGCACCCGGCATTGGCACACTCCCGTTCCATTGGAGATCGTCCCCGTTCTGGAACCATGCGCCCTTCCAGCCGGCCTGGGAACTCGAGTACCAGGTATTGTCTGCTTTGAAACAGATCGTCTGGTTGGCATAAAAACCGCCGCCCGGAACATGGTAGGAAGCGAGTTGCCAGGAACCGACGGGTGAGATTTCGGCAAACGCGTGGAGGGCCTGGCTCGCCAGGACGGCTGCGATCAGCACACTGAGCAATTTTTTCACTGGTTTTCTTCCCTTAGATAAATGGTTTTTTGAGGCGCGTTGATACAACTCTTTTAACTGGATGCCTCCGGAGCCCCTATTGCGTCTACCGAGTAATCAGCATGTCCACACTGGTCGCGTCGCAAGAGTTGTTCGCCTTCCTGTCGATGACCAGATAAAGCAAAGACGTCGGCGTGACTGCGACGTTGTTCAACATGAACGTAGTGCTACCGCCGTTTGCCAGGCTCCCGGACTGGAGCACGGTGTCGCCCAGGTTGAGCGACCAGCCAATACCATCCCCACAGGCGTTATGCAGGTCGTTGACCCGACCCAGCACGTTGATGTTGCCGGTGACAGGACTGGCCCAGCGGAAGATGCTCTGGCTGTTGGTGCCCGGATGCGCAACCACGTCCCCCTGTTTGAATACGAAACTGGTGCCCGAGCCAGTAAAGGTGAAGCTTTTCTTGGGAATAGCGATCCAGGAAGCCGGGACATCGTCTCGCCAGCAAGTCGTTGGATTACCGTTACACACCTCGGCCTGGAACGTAGGAAAGAGCGTGTAGTTGGCCGAGGCATTCACCCCCGATTTGTTTTGCATGAACGACCACGGCGAACCGGCCGGTGCAGCTTCGGTCATCAGGTACATGTCCCGGGCCAGGTTCCACGACATGGCCGTATCAGCCCAAGTGTTCAGGGATACGAAGGACGACAGAAACGCAGTCGCCAGTAGGATTTTTTTGAGCAATTTCATTTTTCTTACCTCGCTGGATGTCATTGAGCACGGAGTGCAGGGTCTATTCCGCACGCTGTTCGCTCGCCGGCGTTCACTCGAGGCTCAACGGCCTTCACATGATTCAACGTCCCACACCGGGAACATTTGATCTGGAGTTCGGTGTTCTCGCCCACGCAGGCCAGAAGTCGTTTGCAGTGACCGCATCTGAAATCCTTCAGCATCGGAAGCCCTCCATTAGCGGCGGTGATGTGTTTGAACGCACCTCACGGTGCAGGCATTCCAAAAAGCCCGGTTGCCCAGGCTTTTCAGTAATGCGCTTGATCTTTCGGCGCGACTGGCGCGGTACGGATCCATTCAAATTGTTCCTCCGACCGCGGTCCCTGCCCGCCGGATAACTGCTTCTGGTGCTTTACGCTGCACACCTGGGCCAGTTGCCAACCCTCTGAACCGTTGAGGCCGGTTCATCGCTGCCTATGGGTGAAACTAAAGAGCGGTTGTTGCCAGCCACTTTGTCGAGCGGCTTGGACACAGAATATGCATGTATGCATATCAAGTCAATGCGTAAATGCATTTATTTATGCGAAAGCAATGCACGAATGCATCTACATCCAGCAGGCATGGGGGTTACGGCGGTTTTGGAGACGAAAAAAAACCCGCGCAACGGCGGGTTTTATCTGACCGTGGAGAGGTTAGCGGGCGTACATGCCCCACCAGAAGACGTGACCGAGGATGACGATTTGCTCATCCTGCATTTCCTGGAAGGTGTAGTCCTCGTCTGGGTGTTCTTCGCGATTGAAACTGCGCAGGCGGATACCGGTAGGCAAGCGGTAGAGCTGTTTCACCCGCAGCTGGCCGTTGTGATTGATGGCGTAGAGGTCGCCGTCGACAATGTCGCCGATCCCGCATTTGCCTGCGTTCACCCCGACCGTGGCCCCATCGCGCAGTACTGGCAGCATGCTGTTGCCGCGCACCGTCACGCATTTGGCCTGGTCGAACTGCACGCCGTTATGGCGCAGGCTGCGCTTGCCAAAGCGCAGGCTGGAGCGCTCGCTCTCCTCGATGACGAATCTTCCTGATCCAGCAGCCAATTCAACCTCACGCAGAAAGGGAACCGAGACCTCGTCTTCTTCGACAGGGGTATCGTCGTCCCACAGGCTTATGTCCTTGAGTTCGGAATGCGGCTCGTCGCGGCGCCCGCTGCCAACGGGCGAAAGATCGGCGCGCCCGCGCAACTGGTCGGTGCTCACGGCAAAATACTCGGCGATCTTCGAGATATGCTTATCCGAAGGATCGACGATCTTGCCGCTGAGGATCCGCGAGAGGGTGGACTGAGGCACGCCGGTACGCCGGTGAAGCTCCGTGGGGGAGATCCCGTGCTGATCGAGCAATGCTCTTAATACGGTAGAAACGTTGCGTTTTTGCATAACGCGCATGATGCTTGTTCTTTTTGCGGAATACAAATGCTGAATTGCATATATCTGCACATTTCCATGTGGAACCATTGCTCAATCATATCGACAACTCGGGACGACTTTATAAAGCTGGTGGCGATAAAATTGACTACCCTATCCCTGCCGACCTAGAGGCCACGCTCGGGCCACCATCCGGAGCGCACCTATGATCTCGATCAAGCTAGGTTTGACTAAAGGGGCCAAAAGCACCTTTGCCGATTTTATTCGCAATGCAAAATCGGACCAAAAGAAGCGTGTTTACAGCGAGGTTTTGATTGAAGCTATCAAGCAGCAGAATCAGTTGATGATGCAAGCCGAGGCGAAACGAACCTAATATCCAGATTTCAAGAGAAGCCCGACCAAGCGTCGGGTTTAATGAGATGGTCAGCCTGACCGAGAAGCCCTGCAGGTTTACGCTTGCAGGGCTTTTCTCGTTTTCGGCGGAGGATCTCTCATGAACACGATGACGCTTCTCGGCATCGACATTGGTAAACACAGTTTCCATCTGCACGGCCAGGACGCCAAAGGTCATCAGGTTTTGCGCAAGAAAACCAGCCGCAGCCAATTGCTCGGCACATTGGCCCAACTGCCGGCCTGCACAGTGGTGATGGAGTCGTGTGGCGGTGCCCACTGGCTGGCTCGACAGGTTGAGGCATTGGGCCACGAGGTAAAACTGATTGCCCCGCAATACGTTAAGCCG